CAGGTAAAACGGGGGTAGGTGGGGTAAAACCCTGCCTATACTTCAGCAAGGCGCCAGGTGCTGAAGAATATTGCTCCCATTCCTCTTCTGGTACAGAACCTTCTTCATACATCCATCTAAGATTAGATGCTAAATTAGCATTATGTAGCATAATCTGATGAGCCTTATTAATCTCTTGCTGTTTTCCTACAAGAGGAGTAACTGCGCTCATTGGATATGGCGTACCAGTATAAGTATATGGTATCGGAACTATAGGATATTCAGAAATTGGTAGTGTATATTCATATAAAAATACATCATCACCTACTGTACAAGTTTGAATTATCCTATTTTCATAAAATTTTACTGCATCAACTATATTCTTTGCAGATTCTTTATTGCTATTTAATATTTTGTAATCTGATTCAGACATTATCTGCTGTACAACAATATATGATTCTTCTTGCAACTTAGCTCTTAGATTCATTTGCATTTCTTCAATGGCTTCCTGAGATTGCTTTCTTGTCTTTTCAATCTCTAACTGAGCTCTTTCAGGAATTATCTCACCTGCTTCTACCGCCTGCTGAATCTGTAATTCTTTCTCCATTAACGAAACTTGCACTTCTTTTTGGAAGTTTTCTAACTCCTCAGCAATTCCTTCTTTTATAACATCCATCTCAGCGGGAGTTTTTAATACTCTCAAATAAACATTATAATAAGGGAATTTCTTTTTATGATATGTTTCGTAATATGGTATTATATCATCATCTTCTGCATCTAAATTCACTCCCATTGTTACATCTTCTGGCTGTATATTACCAGATAAATCAGTATCTCTAGTTGTATATGATACTATTTCTGAACTTCTTGCCACCTTTTTAATCTTAGCTTCATGTTCAGGAAGCATATTTATTAATCTAGTTCTTGCAATATTTTTTCTTATAATGATAAAATTAGCATCTTTAAATAAGAAATCCCTACTTGCAGGGTCTACATATACATCATATGGGTCTACTCTATTAAATCTTACCTCTCCTAATCCTCTATCTAAGTCCTTATCAACATCTACTAAGAAGTATCCAATACCTTTAGTAAGACTATCAAGGACTACTTGACTATATAAAGACTTACCATTAGATAAGTACCAACAATAATCTGCTATTTCGGAATGTACTTGAGCAACATCTACATCATCACCAGTGGCACCAACCGCTTTCCATCTTGGGCTATTAGCAGTAACAAAGTATTTCATTATCTCAACAATAGGAGTCACCCTATTAACGATAAATGTTGGCATCCCTGATTCTTCTAAAGCATCCTTTTCATCCTTTGATAACTGCTCATTAAGATAAAAATCATGACCTTTCTGACTAAGGAATTGCCATCTTTGTCTATGAGCATTATTAGCCTTTTCCCAAAGTTGTTTATTTACCTGTGCTCTTTTCTTATTTGTTAGTCTTGCCATTTATTTTTTAGGTTTATATTTTGTATAGTAATCTGAGCCAACTCTCTCTCCCATCCTCTCTCTCTGTCTGTTTTGCATAGCTTCATCCGCTGCATTAAGATTTTTCTGTCTTTCAGTTAATTTCCTTCCACGCCTTCTTGACTGAGAAGCTCCTTTCGCTCCAGTTGTGAGACTTTCAACTTTAATACTACTACCAAAGAATTTTTTACTATGCTCTTTTAACCATTTAACAAAATCAACTGAAGTCTTACTTTGCAAAGCTTGAGAGGCTGTTAATATTGCACTATCTGCATTGCTAAAACCAGCTTTTCTTACGGCAGCTGCCCAAGCTTGGTAGATGCCCTTTGCTCCCTTCAAAGAACCTCCTATCACAGGGGATGCAAGAGCTAAGTCTAAAAGATTTAGTTCTCTTCCTTTCTCACCAGCAGCCGTTATCCCAGTAAGTGCTTCAATAACTGGTAAAATATGCTTTTTTCTGGGAAGATATGGGTCAACAATATCCTTTAGTGTTCTTTTTTTTGTATCTGAAACTGAATCAATTAATGTTTCGTTTGCCATTTATTTATTTTTTTGCCCTTCTCTCACTAACACAAACCCCTTTTTTATTCATATATGAACCAACTTTACAAGATTTACCCTTTCCTCCTTTAGATTTCTTTGCACTCATATCTTTAGCTATATCATAAGCAGTCCAAGCTCCAATTGCTACTTTACCTGGCCATCCCAACTTGCTAATAACTTTTTTAGCAATTCCCTTCTTTGCTCCCTTTTTCGCTGCCTTTTTCGCTGCCTTTTTAGCAACCTTAGATTTTTCATATTTAGCAACCTCCTTAGAAAATTTACGCATTTCATCAGGATTCTCATCTGCATACCTTTTCATAAGTATTTTCATTACTTTATCTGCATTTTTATCTGCCATTATTTACTCCTTTATTTCAAAATGTGGGAAATCATCAAATTTATTATCATCCACAAACCAGTTTTGATTCCAGTCGCCACCCCAGCGTAGATTAATACCCATACTCTTAGCTATACCTATTACAAACCCCGCAAATAGGTGGAACCTTTCCCTATCTGACCAATCAATAGGGTAAGGGCATACATCCACAGCCCTAGAAGGAGAATCATTATGCCCACCCTTAGGAAATGTAAGTTTCGTTTTCCCTTCTTTGAAGAGAGCATTCTGTCTATCTTTACCCCTATGACCTTCCAATACAGAGCAATCCACCGTCTTGATAACCTCATTGAAGACCTCCTGTAATCTTTTATCGCAGGTAGAAAGTCTCTCTTTAGACCTTTTACCGAATTTAGGCATTTATGCGTATGATTTTTTCTTTTTAGGTGTCGCCCCAGCAACAGCCTTAGGTTTCTCTGCTGGCCCTATCAGACCACCTTTCTTTCCGTAACCAATAGCCTTTTTCTTCGCAGCAGCCTTTTTCTTATTACCTTCCGCTGTTGCGCAACTATAACTACGACCATCCCAACTAAAAGTACCACCTTCTCCCTTACAACCTGCTCTACGAGCTGACCTAAAAGAACCTGCAGCTTTGGATTTCTTTTCATACTTTACATATGCTCCACCCTTAGTCATTTCAGCTCCTACTGCACCTTTTCTAACTTTTCCATATTTTACAGCCTGCTCTTTTGAAACTGAAAGACCTAAATCTTTCTTTAATCTCTTCTTAGCTACAGAAGCTCTTCTTTTCTTTTTCAACTGCCACCATTTAAGGGCACTTGGACTTTTTGCCATTTTTAACTCCTTTTTTAATTATGCTACTAACCAGTTTTTAGCCTTTCTTATAGGCTTGAACCATGATTTTTTATCTTTAGTCTTTGACATGTTTGGTGGAAACGCATGCACCTGTGCATAATAAAGACTCTCTATTGTGTCATCATGAGCCATCTTAGGGCCAAAAGTAACAATTTCGTTACTTAAATCAAACATATTTTTACGCAAATGCACTGTTCCTGTACTAAATCTAGCTGAAAGGCCACTATAAATGCGATTACGCTTGTTAGTTCCACCTGGTTTCTCAGGTATAACTGCAATATCAAACCTGTTTATCCTTCTTCTTTCATCATTTAAGGCTTGAAATATGCTTCTATTCATAGCAACGTCTTCAACTGTAGAAGAAATACATTTATATTTCTGATGTAGTTCTAGTATATAATCCACTACACCTTTTTTACCTATCACATCTCCAGTAACTAAATCCTTACTCCCTATTGTTGGAATACTTCTATGTCTTTCATATTCCATTACATATAAATTGTTATTAGGGTCAATAAATATAACCATTATAACACTAAAATCTGAATGCTTAGTATTTATATCTGTTGCAGGGTCGCATCCTATAAATGTGTTTACTGGGATTTGTTCCCCATCTTTGACAATAAAATTAACTCCATCTTTATGCTCATAATATCCATCCCAGTACTTTAGATGCCTTCTAGTCCATACTGCATCTTCCTCACTTTGGACTTCCATCATATATTCCTGATAGAATTTCTGTGGTTGAGCAGAATCTGCGTAGAATCTTTTCTTTTCTTCTAACTTCTTCTTACTAAAGAAAGATTGCCACAATGCAGACCCATCTTTTGTATATGCTTTATATGTTATTACTTTCCACGCAAATTTCTTGCCATCTTTTTTAGCCCTTGCGTGATTTGTAAGAAGGTTATTAATAAAGCTGTCATAATGTACGGGAGTGCCATTAACACGCAAGCGACCAGTATGAGGCTCAATCGCAGGATATATGACGGCAGTGACAAGATTTGCATTTTTGTCCCTAGCCTCAGGCGTGATGGTATTTGCTTCATGTTCAAAATCGTCAAGAACGATAAGGTCATATCTCTTATGTAATTTTGCACCACCTCTAATCCCTGCAACATTACTTTTACTAATAAGTTTACATCCGTTCGATAACTCAATGTCTTCCTCCGTCCATTTTTTACCTTTTAGTTCTCCGAAATAATACTTTATTCTATCATTATATTCCAAATGATGTTTTATATAGTCCATATTCCCTACTGATAGCTTCTGAGTAGCTGATACCCAAGCATAAAATAAAAAGTCTCCATCTTTGGTATTACAAAAAAGAAAGTCCTTTAATATTGATGCTTTTGTTAATACTGTCTTTCCATGACCTCTTGGTATAATGATAGCAGTTTGTTTAATATTTAAATCATCAATAGCATCTGCTATCTCATAGTGAAAGAAAGGAGTTTCACTCCTCATAAAGTCATCTGGTAAGAACAATTTACCAAATGCAATTAAATCTTTATGAGCTAACTGTAGAGTTTCTTCTGCTTCTGATACGTTATTGGTATTGATGTTTGCCATAACGGAATACCTGTAATACTAGTATTACTTTTCTTCGCTTTGTACGGGAGTATTATCTTTATATTTCTTTTCAAGGTATTTTTTGAACTTTTTTTCATGTTTCATCCATTCAACATATGTAGCAAATACTGACTCTACACTTATTAATCTGTTATTTAAGTTATTTATTGCATTAATAATTTCTTTTACGGCATCATTAAGATAGTTTTTAGGTAGTTTACGCTTTCCCATGGTCTATTTTTAAAGGAACCTCCATTTTTTCTATGATGTTAAACATTTTTTTAAGATAGTTAACATCTCTTGTGTTAAGATTATGTAAATAAACAGGTATTTCTTTTCTCAAATCTTTCAGTTCTTTTATTGACTTATCTAGTTCCATTAGTTCTCCCAACAATTTATTTCATTTTCTGTAAATTCCATTGTTACCCAACCTGTTCTAACTAATGGATAGAATGAATATCTTGCATATTCAGCATATCTAAGAAAGCTACCACCTCTAACATACCATCTACGTCTTAATGTTTCTTCATCATTCTTAATAACTAATGAATCCATTGGCTTCACATATAACTGATGATTATGTCCAAGAAAGAACACATCCCCTTCACTATATACAGCTGCCATATTATTTAACTCTAAATCACCATTCTTTGCCCCAGACTTACCATGTCCTGAAACAAGATTCCAATCTGATTTACCTACTGTTATCTTAGAATAACCAGGCATCCTAAAATAAGGAACATTTAATTCACTAGATAAGACCTTACAGACATCAAAGTCTAATATATTGAAGCTCCTTAAAAAATCATGGTTTCCACCCCTAATAAATAAACATTTATCAGCAATAGGTTCTACTAACCTAATAAATTCAAGGTATTGTTCATCTGGTGGTATCTCTTGACCATTCTGAGAAATTTTATAATGTGGTGGGATTAGTTCTAACAAGTCTCCATTGCCAAACCACCTTGCATTGTCATCTTCTTCTATCTTTTTAATAGCTTCTTGAAATTTTCTACTATCAAATTCATTGGCCCCTACATGAATATCAGTTAATCCATGAATCCTTACAGGCTCAGAGCTCTTTAACTTAAATATCTCACCAGGAGATATAGAAGGTCTACTCTCTACTTCACTTAATATTGGACTGGAAAATGAACTATTGCATGCATGACATTTAAACTGTTGAACAATACTCTTTTGATTATATCTTTTCCCATCTTTTTTCGTATGCGCAGAAGTACAGTGAGGACATATCATATTACTCTCCTTCGGATATTTGTTTTTGGTCTCTATTAGCCCCCTCAAGTTGTTCACCAGTGAACCCTTGAAAGACGCCCATTAACCCAACCTCTCGTTGCTTGATTGTTGACCCAGAGGTACCAACAATTTTACCAAGTTCCTTAGTAGATTGCAAAATGATATTATCATCCTCACTATAATCAGATAAATGTTTCAGTTTAGATAATATATACTCATGGTCAATTCCTAAACCCTTAGCTACATCTAATACCGACTTCTCAATTTCTTTCATAACTCTTTCCTGTTTTAATAATATTGTCGCTTTCTTCCTTGCCTTGTTATCAGACATCTCACTGTAAGCTTTCTTATATGCATCTATGGCCCCCATACCTACTACAACATTTGTAGCAAATTCTCTCTCCTTATTAGTGACCTTCTTTCTTTCTTTAACTCTATCACCAGTATTTTTTATCGTTTTACTGAATGTATACCTATTAGGGTGGGAACTGAAGTCAGTGTCCATTTGGGTGTTTGGCCGATTGAGGAAGGAGCCAACAACAGTTCTAACCCACCCTTTAGCAAATTTATAATTTTTTCTATCATTAGGATGATTGACGTGCTTTGCAACTTTTAATAACTGAACAACTCCTCCATCATCAGCTATTACCCAATCATTCTCATCTGCATCCCTCCAATCAGGTTTAACTACTCTATTAGGATGCTCCTCTCTGAACTCATCTATATCATCATAGACATAATGAGTTACTTTTTTAATCTTTGATGACTTTATTTCTCAATTCCTCTATTTGACTATTCAAATTACCAATCAACATATCAACTTCCTCAGGTATCATATATATCACACTATCTATCTCAATAGGACAAAAATTATCAGACAACTGACTAAGGATTAACTCCTGTTCTTTTAATGGTAACTTATCTATTTCTTTGATTAATTCGGCCATTTAAAATAAATCTGTACGAACTTTTACTGGTTTATGTAAATACGTTTTTAATAAATTACCAATTTCTTGATGTATCTTTAATCCTTCCTTAACCTTACCACCACTTGAACTACTGTGTATTACACCAGGAGTTTGAGGAGCTTTAAATCCCTTTATAACCCAACCTTTTGGCATATCTCCAGGCCCTAACTCATACCTCATTATAGCATCCTTCCCTTTTGACAATGTTTCCACTCCTTTCTTTAGAGTTTTAACAACATGACCTTCTGGTAGTAACCCTTCAAATGGTAACCACTTTCCTGCACTTTTTATAGTTGGTTCCCCTCTACCTGTTGATTTATAAAAAGGTTGTAATAAAGTTATACCACGCTTTTCATCCACCATTTTTACAACAACTGCAGGCCTTTTCCCTTTAGGAAATTTATTTACCATAGAACCTAATAAATCATCTAATTCATAAGATTCCTTCTTTCCAACATTTTTATGTAAATTTTTCAGTAAATCTGGGCCCTTCATTGAAACATCAACTGATTCTTCTGTGACTGATATAACAAAATTACCATGCTTTGTTTTTACATTACCTAATTTTTTATATTTTCCACTTGTCCCTATATGAGATATAGCAGCATTTTTAGCATGTTCAAAAGATTTACCTTTTGTAAGTTTTAAATCTGATAATACCCTGGCAGCCTTTGAAAATTTCTTCATTGTAGCCACTTGACCTAAAAGAGGAATAGCACCTAATAAAGCCCATCCCATACCCTTCCAATCTTTCTCCTTAGCATATAGGGCTGCATCCGCAATATCAGCAGTAATGCCAGTAGGGCCTGGTATCATACCTGCCATAGCTAATGCCATATGCTCATTTTCAGTACTATCAACCATTGAGTCAAATGCCTTATCGTCAACCTTCTTGACCTTCCTCTTTTCTGAAAATAAATTTACTCGTTTACCCATAATTTCTGACCATTTAGTACTACACCCTTATCTTTTATCCCTGCCCTGCCACCCTCGAATGTAAACTAAAAAATTAATATAATCAAAACTATATTTGACCAAGTGCTTTACTAAAAAAATTGTAGGATTTTGAAGTGTAACCTTTATATCTCCTATACCCGTCAAAGACGGATTTTCGTAATACGAATTTTAGTTAAATTTCATTTTTATAGAATAAATAGATATAATTAATAATAAATAAATAATAGGAGAATAATATGTCAGAGATAATCAGACTTACCCGTGAGTACTTCATGAACCTTAGAAATAAGGCTATTGTAGATTACCTTGCCGATATCAAAGATGCACCAGTGAAACGGGGATGGAATGCGTTCCTTAGGCAGCAGATACCGTCTCAGCGTGATGTTACTGCAAAGTGTCAATCATACTTAAAGTCATTGAATGACACCTGCGTTGCTTTAGGTCATGACGCCATTTGGGAAGAAGAGGACGAGAACGACCCAGGCCTACAGGGACAACCAGTAGAATAGGGCTTTATGCCCTATTTTAACCCAATGCTTACTGCTTGTGTGCTAATAAATATAAGGTTTTATCGAGAGGTGTGCTAATAAATACATATCATTGCTCTTTATATCTTATTTTCATATCTCATAAGCAGCAACTTGGGTAAATACGTTCACACTCGCAAGAGGTATTGGATGTGCTTATTGGTATAGCATGTTTGAATCTAAAAAGTAAGTGTTTACCACACGAAGGTGTTAATGTACACCATAATGGATTGAGAAAACTATTATCCATGCATTTTTTAACAATTAATCGGAGGAAATTAAAATGAGCAAACTTAACAAACCTTGGAATGAGATGAATCATCCTATAGAAGAGTTCAAGTCACCATTTGAAGATGTTGATGGTAATCCGTGGTCAGCAAATATTAATGTAGGTGTTTACTGGGGTTGTCGTAATTGTGACTATGAGGCATTAGTTAGTGAAGTACGTCATCCAAGTGATGGTTTATGTTTGAATTGTCGTAATGAGTTATTTAACAGTAAAGATATGGGGGTGTCATAATGACCGACTTATATGAGTGGGATAAAACAAATTCTGTATGTACCCATGCAACTGCTAAAGGGACATCAGGATTTTTATGTCAACTAATATCTCTTTTACAGGGAAAGCTTGCTGATGCTGTGTTAGAAATTAAACCAGACCATTCTTTTATGGGAGAGATGTTGGCTGATTGTTTCTGTTCTGTACCTGTTGAAGATAGTTGGAAAGATAACAGCAGAAAGAATAATTATGGGATGATTTTCCATAAAGACCATCATAGAACTGATTTTCGTATGTTAAAGTTTATTCAAAAGGCAGTACATGAAAAGCTTAATGATAAGAAGTTTGTTGATGAGTTTGTCAAAGAAGAATTTTATTTAGATAACTAAGGAGGACTAAATGTCTTTATTAAGGAAAACAGAACAATATTGGATTTTTGTTTGTA